TCATTTGATTCATCCTCCAAATTTTTATTGTTTATAAATAATAATAAACATAATAAATCTTTTTTATAATATGTGAACCATAAATAAGATTTACGCCCTTTAGGTTTTAAAATATAATAGTTAGCATTAGTTACTAAATTAGATAGGACATAATTTTTGGTGTTACTAATATTATTTACATAATTAGTCACTGGAAATTTGTGGGCAATAAATTTAAAATCATTAAATTTAACTAAAGAAGAAATTTCTGTATTTTTACGCTTGCCTAAGTTATTTTTCTCTAGCATAATATATTAATTAGTACACTACTATTTAAATAAATTTTTTCAATTTTTAATATAAATGTAAACTTAAACCTATAATTTTAATTTATTAAAAAAATCATTGAGTTCAGATTTCATATCATTAGTTAATCCATTATTGTTATTATTATTATTATTACTAAATTCTTGATTAAAAAATCCATTATTGTAATTAGAATAATCACTATATTTATTAATTTCTTCTAAACTTGTGCTGTTAATTTGTAAATTAGACGAGGGTATTATATTTTTTTCTTTCATAGTTTTTATTTGCGAATTATTATTAGATTCGCTATTATAACTATTGTAACTGTTATAAGTATTATAATAATCTTTAATTTTGGTCGAAGTCAAATTATTTTGAAAAAATAAATATAAATTATGTAATAAAAAAATTAATACAACATATATTAACGTCCATTTTATTATATATATAACCATTTGATTTGTATATTATAAAAAAAATTATTATTTAATTAGAACTTATAATATTTATATAATATTTATATTTTATAATATATATTTTATAATATATATTTTATAAAAACTTAAACACTATATTATATATTGTTTAACTATAATAATTATTAATTATTAATAAATGTTATCTTGTATTACATTAAAAAATACAAGTTTTACGCTTTTGAAAGTTAAAAATGTTACTGAAGAAAATATATATAAAAAATGTGGATATAAGACTTCAACTAATTTTAAAAGAATTTATACTTGGGATTTGGGTGATAAAAATATTGAACTATGGTCTAAAGAAGATACAAACATAAAAAAATACAACGAACATAATATTTTTACCAAATATTCTATAACATTAAATGTAAATAATAAATGTATATTTTTTTTAAGAAATAAAGAGCAATTTATTAATTTGGACATTGATGTTTTTAATAAATTCTTTGATTTGAAAGAAACTATAGAAATTAATAATGATGAAAGTAGCAATACTAATTTAACAGATACTAATTCAACCAATAGTAATTCAACAAACGATAATTTAACAAATGAATTATTAAATAAATTATTACATAATAATGATAATAATTTAGAAAATGAGGAAAATTATGAATTTAATTCAGAATTAAGTTATGAATTATATAGTTATTCAGATGATGAGAATGATGATACTAATTGTGTAAATGTGTAAATGTGTAAATGTGTAAATGTCTAAATAAAAATATATAAATATAAAAATATAAAAATATATAAATATAAAAATTGATAATATTAATAATACTTTAATTGTTAATATTATGAGTAAATTTAATAGAAAAATTAATGATCCCGAAAGTTTCAGAGCAAATGTTGTAAAAAATTTGTATAATATTATACAAAATCAAAAAATTAGTGAAAATTTAGAAAAAGGTATATATAACTATTCTTTAGATGTAAGTGATGAGAAAAAAATTATAAAAAAATGGTCAAATGAATCGTTTGTTGTAATATATATTCAAAAATTGCGCACTTTAATATTTAATTTAAAAAATAAAGAGTTATTAGATAAATTATTGTCAAAATCGTTAAAAGCCCACGAATTTGTTTATATGAGTCATCAAGAATTACGACCTGACTTATGGGATATATTAGTCGAAGAGAAAAAAATTAAAGATGAAAATAAATATACACCAAAAATAGAAGCATCAACTGATAATTTTGTTTGTGGCAAATGTAAATCTAAAAAATGTACTTACTATCAATTACAAACACGAAGTGCTGATGAACCAATGACTACTTTTGTTACATGTTTAGATTGTGGAAACCGATTTAAACGATAAATAATAAATAATAAATAATAAATAATAAATAATAAACAATAAACAATAAACAAACAGCAAAATTATAATAAGTCTAAATCTTGTAATTTCCAATATTCAAAATTATTATTAGGTAAAGGTCTTTGAATTATAAAAGGTAATTTTTTTTGTTCTAGTTCCATTTGTGCTATTAAATAATTATCAATTATTTTTTCATTAGTAGTTACATAGGGATTAGTGCCACTATTTAATTGTTTAACTCGCATTCCTAATATTTTTGTTTTTTCATATTTTGTTAGTATTGGCATTGTCCTATGTAATTCATCTATAATAATACCATCTTTATTACGTGTAATTTTACACAATTCTTTTATTTCATTAAAATTTTTATATAAACATTCATTATGATAATTTAATGTATGATTTTTTTTTAACTCATTATTAAATTTATAAAAATCGTTTTCTCCTAAATCTTCTACTTCATAATCATATTTTGTATAACTACTTTTTGGGTTATCAAACACATTTATTTTTTCTCCCGTTTCATCTTGTTCGGGCTCATCTATTTTAATTTCTTCATCCAATTCATCATCATCACTTAAAATTTCTTCGTTACTACTTGCGCTACTAGTTTTATCACTTTGTTCATCCTCATTTTCGCTTAATACTTCTTCTTCTAATTCATCCATATTATAAATTAAATTATAAATATATATTAAAAAATATTTATATCAATTATTATTTTTATTATAATAATAAAAATTTTATTATTTAATTAGTTTTCCAAACAAAATCACAATGACTACATAAATATAAATATTTCATAGAAGTGTCATCATAACGAATAAATATAATTTCTTTTTTTGTAGAATCAAATTCTGCGTTATTTGACTCGCAAGTTTCATTTGGACATTTAATATAATTAATTCGCGGTAAAGTAATATCTAATTTTGTATATTTATTAATATGAACATTATATTTGTCTTCAGATTTATTAATATTTTCTCTCAAGATACATTCATTTACATTTATAAGTTTATCATCTACATTTCCACAATTTCTACAATAATAAACAATTTTATCGCATTCCTCATTTTCTAATTTAATATAATACATATTATCACAATTAGAACAAAAATCCATAACAATTATATATATATATTTATAATTGTTAAATTATTTTTATATAATCAATTTTACATAATAATATTTAATTATATTAGTCAATATTAGTCAATATTAGTCAATATTAGTCAATATTAGTCAATATTAGTCTCCAATACTAACTTATAAAGATTAGCATAATCTAAATAAAATGTCAAATTATACATTGAAATAAAAATTTTCTTCTTTTTTTGAAAAGTTATTTCATATTCTTCATTTTTTTCACTTTTGTCAATAAATTGGGCATATTTATTTTTATTAACATTAAGATATTCAATAATATTATTTTTATTAGTTATAAATGTTTCATATACTATATTTTTAAATTTATACATAATCATTATATCATCTTCTTTGTTAGTTGTTTTAGTAGTTGCTTTATTAGTTGTATTATTATCATAATTTTGTATGTAATTTATAATTTTACATATTGAAAATTCTACATTTTTATATGTTACTAAATAATTATATTTTTCAATAGCATCATTATTATTTTGAACACCAGGTTCATTTAATAGTGGATTTTCACACAATACAATAGATAATGTTAATAATATTGAATTAATAGTTTGACACGATGTCCAACTTTCCCCAGACCACGTGTTTAATAGTGATAAGCATACTTTTCCATTTATATATAAATTAGGATTAAAACGCATAGCACCGTCATTTGTTAAATAACGCACTAATGGCGGAGAAAATGGATAATTGTCCGGAAAAGTAAATTCAAAAAAATAATAACCATAACCATAAGGTGTATTTTTTTGTCCAATTATTAAAGCATAACCCTTCATTATATTGTCTTCATCGTGTTTATAATATATATTTTCTAAACTTAAAGATTGCTCATTATTTAAAATATATTTAACATCCTTTGCTATTCTTTTTATAGTATTATTATTTATACTCATAATTCATAATAATAATAATATTATATTTTTAATTAGATTTCTAAAATACTATAAAAATTAAATTATTATAAAATTGAAATAAAAATATATTATATATAAATATATATAATATATCGAGTAATGTCCAACACTATAAATTCCAATACACATACTTCATCCAAATGGGATGAATATTTAAAATCTTTAAGATCAGAAAAAGGTTCAATTATAACACACACAAAAATAGGCAATAAAGAATTAAATATTTTTGGTGGCAGTTATAACATCCCAAATTTGAGTGATTTTTGGGATAAATATTATCAATATGTATTTGTTGAAAAAAACAAAGAATATTTAACTGAAAAACAATTAATAGACGATGGTCCTTTATTAATTGATATTGATTTGCGTTATGAAACTTCGATTAAATCAAGACAACACAACAAAGATCATTTAATTGACCTAATAGCTTTATATGCTAATAAATTAAATGTATTGTATGACATTCCAAATGGTTCTAAAATTAATGTTTATGTATATGAAAAACCAGATGTAAATAGTATGGAAGATAAAACAAAAGATGGTATTCATATTGTATTTTGTATTAAAATGCACAAATCACATCAATGCGTCTTGCGTAAAATGGTGATTAGTGAAATAAAAGGAATATGGGATAATATTCCAATTACAAATAATTATGAAGATGTATTTGATGAAGGAATAACAAAAGGATTTGTTAATTGGCAAATATATGGTTCACGAAAACCACATCATAAAGCATATAGTTTGACTTATTTATTTGAAATAATTTATGATTCTGAAGAAGAAATATGGAATATTAAAGATTGTAATATATCAAAAATTAATATTCAAGAGCATTTACCATTAATGAGTGCGCGTTATAAAAATCATCAATCTTTTGAACTTACTAATAATTCGTCTATTCTTGAAAAAATAGAAAATGAAAAAAAAGAGTTAAATAATCGCGAACACAAACAAAGAGTAAACATTATTAGTAATAAAGTTGATCTTGATATGTATGATTTTTCAAAAATAGATAATATGGCAACTCTAGATAATTTGATTGAATGTTTTATTGATGAAATTTCTTGTACGGAATACGAAATTAAAGAAACACACCAATTTACTATGATTTTGCCAGAAATGTATTATGCTAGTGGGTCGTATAATAAATGGATTCGTGTAGGTTGGGCACTAAAAAATACTCACGAAAAACTCTTTTTAACATGGATTAAATTCAGTTCACAAGATTCATCATTTAAATTTTCGGAAGTTCAAAACATGCATGCTATGTGGAAAAATTTTGATGTTAAAAACAATGATGGCTTAACAAATCGTTCAATTATGTTTTGGGCAAAAACCGATAATTTAATTGAATACAAAAAAATTAGAAATGAAACAATTTCATATTACATTGAACAAACATTACAAACAATGATTTTAAAAGATAAAGTGGCTGAATTTGACTTGGCAGTAGTATTATATCAACTATTTAAAGACCAATTTGTGTGTGTTAGCATAAAAAATAATCAATGGTATGAATATAAAAATCATAAATGGAATGAAATTGATTCAGGAAGCACTCTCAGGTTATTAATATCCAAAAAGATGCACGATATTTATTGTGCAAAATCGCACGAACTAATTGAAGTTATTACAAAAAAAGAGAATAATGATGAAAATACTGAAAATTTGAAAACTCGCTCTCTTAAATTAGGAGATATATGTATATTATTAAAAACTACAAGTTGGAAAAATAATATTATGAGAGAAGCCAAAGAATTATTTTACGATAAAGAATTTATGAATAAATTAGATTCAAATGTTTATTTATTATGCTTTAATAATTACGTTATTGATTTTAAAAATAAAACGCACAGAAAAGGTAAACCAGATGATTATATTTCTAAATCAACAAATATTGATTATATTCCTTATAAAGTTTTAACAAGTTCATATAAATCGAGTATTAATAATAATTATGATTCTATTATTAAAGAAATAAACAAATTTATGGATGAATTATTTCCAGATGAAGAATTGAGACGCTATATGTGGGAGCATTTAGCATCCACACTTATTGGCACAAATGATAATCAAACATTTAATATATATACTGGGAGTGGTTGTAATGGTAAATCAAAATTAGTTGAATTAATGAGTAGATGTTTGGGAGACTATAAAGCAACAGTTCCAATTACATTGATTACACAATCACGAAATTGTATTGGTTCAACGTCGCCTGAAATAGTTGCTTTAATGGGCGTTCGTTATGCGGTTATGCAAGAACCAAGCAAAGGAGATACTATTAATGAAGGTATTATGAAAGAAATTACTGGAGGCGATCCTATTCAGGGACGTGCTTTATTTAAAGATAGTGTTACTTTTACTCCACAATTTAAATTAGTTGTATGTACGAATGTTTTATTTGACATTAATACAAATGATGATGGAACGTGGAGACGCATTCGCATTTGTGATTTTATGTCTAAATTTCTTGAAGCACCATATGAAAATGAAGACAAGTTTCCCAAATCCAATTTTCCATATCAATATTTGATTGATAAAAAAATAGATGAGAAATTTACATTGTGGGCACCTGTTTTGGCATCTATGTTAGTAAATATAGTATATGAAACAGAAGGCAAAGTTAAAGATGTTAAAATTGTAACGGCTGTTAGTGATAAATATCGCGAAGGGCAAGATTATTTAACTGAGTTTGCTAAAGAAAAAATATCTCGCAAACGCGATAAATCAATCAAAAAGACAGAAATTATGGAAGAATTCAAAAAATGGTATATTATGCAATATGGTAGAAATAATATACCAAATGGCAAAGAAATTACTGATTATATGAACAAACAATATGGAAAATGTAATAGGGGCAAGTGGTATAATGTTGAAATTAATTATGAAGATGCTAGTGATGATGATATTACTAATGAAGAATAATGTTAATATTTTGTATAATATTTTATTTAATATTGAAAATAAAATATTGTAGTTACATATATTTTTTATATTTGTGTTTTAATATATTTGTGTTTTAATATTTTTTTGTTCTCTTCTTGGGTTGCCTCCTTTTTTTATTTGAATATTTTGGTTTTTTCATTTTTGTAATAGCTATTGCTTTTCTTGACTTATTTTTATATTTTAATGCTCTTGATTTTCTTGATTTTCTTAGACCTCTGGCACCTGTCATTGCTTGCCATTCTCCTTGTAAAGTTCGTGCTACAACTTCTTTCTTTAGTTGATTATCATTATTGTGAAATAAGAAATAATGATCGGTCTTGAACATTATTGATGTTGATCTTTCATATGGATACGTGACCTCATCACCTTGTTTATAAACATCAGCATAGCAAGGTATCCAAGAAAGCACATAAGGCTGTGATGAGTCTTTATCATAATTCAATATTAAAAAATTTCGCTTATAAGCGTATGCTAATAATGTAAACGCCTCTCCCGGTATATTTGCTAATGTTTTTAAAATTTCAAAACGTTCTCTCAATGCTCTTTTATTTGTTTCAGTTTTTATATTTTCTTCAGTAATCGTCATTGCATCTTCTAAACCACCAAATTCCATCCAAAACTCAGTTGTCTTTAGTTCATTGGGCAAAGGAATACCCATTGCTGTATGTAATTTTCTTGCTTTATAATATTCTTCAAGTCCTTGTACTATGCTATCTATTATAGTATCTCTTGACATTACTATTTTAGTTACACTAGCATGACTAGCATAATCAATCGTTGCAGCATATAGACCACAAAAACCATCACCTTTTGGATCGATAACATCCCAATTATTTTTACCGAATAGACGTGCTAATTTGTTTCTTACATTTTTAGCTTTTTCACTACCTTCAGGATGATACATTGTATTTAACCACGTATCAAAATCAATTATTTTTACTTCTTTTTCAACAGTTTCCTGAAATCTTGGATCATTAAAATCTATTTCACCTTCCATAAAATCTCCGGGATTTAAACCAGTAGAGCTTGATGGTTGATCTCTTGAGCTTGATGGTTGATATATTGAGCTTGATGGTGGTTTTGGAGGTGATCGCTGTTTTGGAGACGAAGATTCATGTGTTTCTAATAACTCAACTAATGCTTTTTCAAAATTTCCATTATTACTTTTTAAATAAATTTCGGCTATATCTGGTGTTAAACCAGGAATTAATGCTACTAAATTATCTATATCTGTAAGAAGGGGTGGCGGCGGTGCTGGTGGTAGTGGCGGTGGTGGTGGTGGCGGTGGCGGTGGCGGTGGAATAGGTTTTTTTTTACCAAAAAAAAAGTCCATACTATTATATATTTATATAATATTTTTATTTATAATATCTTCGTAGCTTTTTGTATCTTCTTTTATATTATTATATTCCAAAAAGTAAATATATCCTTCATACGCAAAATTTATTAAGTGTCCTAATATTATAGGCATAATTAAATATAAGAATAAAAACAAAACTAATACTTTATTTGTGTATTGTTTTTCGCTAAAGAACTTAGAAAATATTAAATATATTATTAAAATACTATAATATACTATTAACATATAAAACCTAATATTAATATAAAAATCATAATTATTTGTTTGATATAGATTTTTTCTATTATCAACATGTAAGTTTGTTTTATAACTATCTATTTTTGTCTGTATTTTTTCTAATTCATCTAATTTATTATTTATAGTATTTGAAACTGTTTCTTTATGTAAATACAATGACTTATAATCTTTAACAAATGTTACATAATAATTGTATAAAGAGTCTAATATTTTTTTTTCTTCAATTATGAAAGCTCTCATTGTTTTATAAGCATTGCTTGAGCATTCACTTTGAAATGTTACTCTATCTTTAAAAAGAGCGTGTCGAGATTTTAAAGCATCTCTCGTAATTTGATATACTCCTTCATTTTCTAAACCTTCTTTAATGCTTGGATAAAATATAGTTTTCCAGTCGTTATTAGTTTCTACAGGTATGCCTTTTGCCGAATCTATAATGGGTGAAACTAATTTATTCATAGTTGCTTGTATAGTTTCATCATTAACTAAATTACTAATAACATTTGGAGCTTTTTGTGTAGCATTTACACAATCCTGAATTATTTCATTGGCAGCTTGTGTACAATCGCAAGGAATACATTCTTCATTACCTTCAATAAATCCTTCAAAATTATTATAACTTTCTTTTATTTTATTATAATCAGTAACCCATTTACTATTTGAACCACCTATAGCACTAGAATATCCTTTCATAACAAAATCAGAATTTTCTTTTCCTAATAGACCAGTTATAGTTTTTTCTAAAGTATTTGTTATTCCTTTTTCACCAGCACTATTACAAGCAGCTATTACTCTTGGAACTTCACTTTGACAATTACATTCACCACAAGAAGGTTTTGATTTGTTATTTCCCATATTGAAATGTTAACTAATATAATTTAATATTATTTAATTTTTATGTTAAATAATGTTAAATAATGTTAAATAATGTTAAATATGAAATAATGTATAATTTTTTATAATAATTTATAATCTTTCTTATCTTGTTACCGCATTCATAGCAGTTGGACTACTATTTTGTAATGATGCTCCTAGTATACTTTCTTTTTTTATAACTGGCGTAAATGGTTGAACTATTGAAATTTGACCAACACCGCCCATAAATCTATCAATAGAAGAATCAAGATAACCATTTAAAGTTTCATCTAAATATCCACCATTAGGTGTATCAAAATAATCGGAAAAAGTTTCATTTGCCACACATCTATTTCTAGTAGCATCATAAATCAAGGCACCACTAGTTTCAGGACAGCAATCTGCACCAATACATGTAAGAGAAAATGATGATAGCAAGTTCTTTTTTCTGGTTATTTTACCGCTTTCCTGTAATTTTTCTGCTTCTCTATCATACGGTATATGTATTTTATCAAAATCTTTATTATCTCTCGTGTAAATATCTATAAACTTGCTAATAATATAAACAATTGTTAAAAATATAATAGACACAACTAAAATATTTGTAATATTATTAGGTATCAAAGAATTTTTATTAGCAATAACAATTGGAACAAGTATTACACAAGCAAGTATAATAATTTTTAATATATTAATGTATTCTTTATATGCTTTATCGTAATATGTATTTATTTCTATTTTTCGCTGTTTATCTGTATTTTGTTGTTTAATTTTATCATAAACCTCTTCAAAAGTATTTTGTTTGGCATCATTTAACATATAATCACTTAAAACATTAGTAAAAAGATTATCTTTTTTTATAACAAATTCACTAATAGCATTGCTCGTTTCAAATTCTTTTAATTTTTGTATATCTTGTTGTAAATTTTGTGTAAGCATTCTGTTATTTAATGCGGCAATTGTAGCAGCATCGTTAAGTTGGGCTTGAGTATTTACATACCCTTCTCTCATATTTGACATATAATCAGAA